ATCTGCACCCTCAACTGCCTTATTATCGGCGGCATTTGGAAGCGCATCTTCCATCCATTCAAATACACGAGCATTCACTTTTTCGGATTTTATAAGGGAAGTAAAAGGGGTGTCTGTGGGCGTAATCGAAGTGATAATCGAGCTTACGTCCTCTGCTTTACCTACTTGGTCGTAGGTGGAAAATTCATTTGCCATGTGGTTAGTATTCCTTTTTGGCTATTGGGTTTATGTTTCCCAACGCTTCAAAAGTACCTCGGCAATATCGTCTATGTCGTTCCCTGCAGACTGCGCCAGCTTTGCCTCTGCATCTTGGATGCGCTTGGCTTTCAGCTGCTTGTTATTCGCCGGTGACTTATTAGATTTAAGTACCTTCTTGGCGACACGCTTTTTCTTTGTGGTGGTGACTTGCTTGGCTTGGTCGTAAAGACGAGCCTTGTTAAGCACCTTGATAACCACAGGGTCTACGTAGTTGTTGACTTGTTCTTCGGGCAGTCCAAGCCCGATAGCATATGACCTGATATCGTCATAAAGCTGGTTGTTCCATTCAGGTATGTCTTGCTCCAGAACTTTTACAGCCTCTTTGGCTGCATCTTGCATCTTTGCTTGTTGCTGGTGCTTTAACCCGTCATAGAACTGGTTTGCTTCTTCTTTGATAAATTTCAGGTCATTGTATGCGTCCTGAGCTTCTTTGCGCAGCTGCGTGAAGTCAGCGTCATCCAAATTCTTCGAAGCTAAAATCATGTCAACTTCTGAATATGGTTGGTAGCGTTCTTCAGCCTTCTGCACCATGCGCTGCAGGATAGCATCGGTTTTGCCGATATTGTCTTCAGCCTCTTTGCGTTGAGCTGCTACTTCTTGAGACTTTCTGGTAAGGCTTGCTTCTTGCCCGTAAAGACGCTTCAAATCTTTGATAGATGCCTGTTTGGTTTCGCCTTCGACTGAGATTTCAATGAGAGTGTCATCGTCAACTTCGACAGTTTCCTCTTCATCATCTTCTTCTTGGTCTTCGGTTTCTTCCTCTTCTTCGTCAGGGTCTACCTCTTCATCTTCATCATCTAGTTCGACTTCTTCAATCGCCTCATCTTCCTGCTCTTGGACATCTTTAGTCTCGTCATTGTCCTGAGCAGTAGCCTCTTCCGTAGCTTGTTCTGATGGCTGGTCATCAGCGTCTTCCCATCGCTTCAAAAGGGCGTCAGCCGCTTCGTTAACATCTAACGCTTGCGGCCTCTGTTCTTGAGATGTTTGCACGTTATCCATGGTGCTATTCTCCACTGTTATCGTTGGTCTCAGCTTCACGCTTGGTCAGAATTTCGTCACGAATTGCCACACGCTGCTTTAGCGTATGGACAACTCCGACAAGACCTCTGTAGTGAAAGTAAGACTGTTCTCTTTGCTCGGCTTCTTCAGGTTTCGAGTTAACAAATCCCTGGAATGCCTCTTCTACTAGACTGTTCACGATGCTATTGAACGTGTTGTTTTTCAATAACTCTTCAGCCTGATTACCTTGGTCATACAAGGCATCTTCGTCTTGCATAGAATTCTCTCCTTAAAGTTGTTTATTAACCAGTCGGACTGACGATACCTCGTCTGTCCTCTGTGGTTTTCAGCAGTTCCAATTCGCCTTCATCGACCTTCTGCTTGTGAGCAAATTCTGCTTCACGTAAGTCTTGCTGGTCTGACTGGAGTGCAAATTGAGATTGTGCTTTGGCTGCATCAAGTTCCATCTTGCTGGCTGCTTGTTGCGCCTGTGTCGCCACTTTCTGTTCAGCAACGGCTGTTTGACGCTCCTGAAGCTCCATTTGCTTCTGAGCCATTTGCGCTTGCATCTGTGCTGCTGGGTCAGGCTGTGGGGGTGGTAATTGCTCTGGGCTTGTCAGGTATTCATTCACGTTGAGAATGCCCTGCTGCTCCAGAATTTGCTTCATCATGTTGTATTTGTTTTCCATGCCGTATAGCGGCTGGAGCGTTGGGTCTTGTGACATAAGGGTGTGAAGGGCTAGATACTTCTGTGCTTCACGCTCCTGTTCGCCATAGCCAAGCTTCATCTCGACCATAACGTCACGCTTTTCTTTCCAAGAGCGTGGGTCAATTTCAACAAAGCCCCCTGCTATATCAACGACCTTTTCGTACTGCTCGTTTTCAACTACTAGTCTGTAGGCTTCGTGATATAACGGCTTCAGAAACTGCATAGCGAAATTTCGAGATATGATTTTGGCTCGTTGCTGGCTCATGGTGGCAAGTTGCTCAACCATGGCAGCTGAATTTTGTTTGCTTATGGCATCCTTGTTCATCCCAGTGCTGAGTGAGCTAACTGAGGATGTTTCTTCTTTTTCGTCATCAAGCAAGTTGATGGTTTGGAAAATGAAGGGGTTCAGCGGTGCTTGCGGCATCGGCATCACCGCATCAGGGCGGGTCACGTTCACGATGCCCCCGACTTTGTTCGAAATTAGCTCTCTGGCGTTAGTTAAGCCACCTTTGACAATCATGTATTTTGGATTGTTCGCAACGACCGCATGGTCAAGAATTGACCGTGTCAGAACGGTTTTGGCGTTCTGTGTCGCTATCAGCTTGCTTGCGAAGTTCGCACCGTAAAAGCTGTGGGGCGTTGGTAATGGTGTGAAAGTGATAAACGGGCGTCTATCGACCTTTTCCATCTCCAGTATCTGGTTACCAGCTTTGACCACTTTATGAAGCGTAGCCTCACCCGTAGCATCGGGGTCAATTCTGATATATGCCTCGTAAACCATGATTTCACGAACTTGGTCGATATAGCCGTGAGCATGGTTTCTGCGACCACCACCGATTTGCTCGAACCTTGCGAGTATCTCAGGGTCAGTCTCTAGCTCTACGTCTTCATGGTCTGTCCCAATCAGCGAGATTTTGTCTTCATCATCTGGGTACATCTGGCGCAATTCGGTCAGGCTTTTACGTGTCCGGTGCGCACAAAAATCAACATCCAGACTAGGAGCTTGGGCTTGGATTAGAAACTCTTCTGGGGCAATCGGCTCAATGCGTACCTGTGATACGTCTATTTTGCGTTCAATCGTGCCTGAGATAAGCCCAATCTCGTTGGTTTCGCTGTCTACTAGCTCAATGTCGTCATCAGCTAGCAGTAAGTCTAATTCGTCTTCTGTAAGGTTCTGAAATTCTTCTTCTTGCGGCTCTGTAATCTGCTCCCAGTATATTTTACAGACACCGACACGTGCCATCAGGCCATCTAAAATAACCTGTTGCGCCACACCGAAAAAATCATTCTGGCGGTGGATTACATAATCTGTATAGGCAGAACAAATTTCAGCTGTTTGAACGTCCTCTGGGCCAGTAGGAGCAAAGCGAACAATTCGGTTTCCGGCTGCAAATGTCTCAAGGAGCAATGCAGACATTGACTGAACGCCAGCCCATACATCTTGGCTGATGTATTTGCTGTTGGCATCGTGTGCCGGTGTAGGCTTTTCGGCGTTGTAATACTCAGTGACCTTTTTGCGTTCTTGGCTCAACTCACTGTCGTAATAACCTACGGCTGATTTGATGTTCAGCTCCAAAGCCTTCAGGATATCGCCGTCATCCATAGGCTGGTAATCATCTATTTTTGCCATTAAATCATTTCCGTATAAAGTTCGTCAGGTGTTTCAACAGCTTCCCATGACCCTTCGTGGACATAGTTAGCCAAAGCCAAGCTCATAACGCAGTCGTCATGACAGCCGTGTTCCGCTTGCATCGCCCCAGACTGGGTTACGATGTAAGTCAGCATTTCCCTGATTGTAGTTTTGTCGTTTAGCTCCAGCTCGTTTTCACGCATCGCTGCTCTGAGCTGGTCAATGACAAGAGGTTTGGATTTTGCAGTGGTTGTAAAACCTAGCTTGACCGTTTCTTTATCAGTCGTCTTATCGTGCTGAATTTCAGTGTACATACAAGGATAAGCCATGTCCTTACCCAGACGAGTAACCGTGAGAATGCCATGGCTATTGTTTTCACAACAGATAAGAGCTTCGTTGTAATACGTTCCAAGATGGAAAAGAACTTCCGCAAAATAGTCTGGATGAACATGGCCCCGCCACGTAGCCACTTGACGCTTTTTGCTGTCCAAGACTTGCGCGACAGACCAGTCTCCATCTTTGATGCCCATTGCAGTATCTGCACCCACAACATAAGTTTCTCCTGCGTCATGTTTTCTGTAAATTTGTAGTTCACCACGTGAGTGGTTGACCCATTCGTCTGTTTCCAAAGCCAGCTTTTCTTCCAAGTCTCTGGTCTCTTTTAGGCATTCCAGCAGCTGCTCAGGGTTGAACACAGGCCGTCCTGTTGTCAGGAAGCTTTCTTCTGGGGTCGCTGGGTACTCTTGTTTGAATAAATCGATGCCGTTCTGCGCTATTTTGCGCCGCCGAAACATCAGCTGCTCGTCATCTAACGAGTAGGTTTGCACTAGTTCTTCTTCTTCTGGTGTACGTTCAAAATTATCAGGAACAGGTTCACGATAAGTTGGGTCGGTAAACCAAGGTATGAAGACCGGCACATAGCCGTTTTTGCCCTCAACCGCCCCTTCCCACAATTTGTGGAAGGTATTGCCAATACCGTTAGCAGTGCTTTCAATGAATATGCTTGTGCCTTTGGTATTTGGTACGGCTTGCGCCAAACCATTGAAGATTTCTTCTGCTGTGGATTTAGGCCAGAACGAAAGCTCACTCAGGTGCGCTGACGATAGCGTTTCACCCCGTGCAACAGCCTCGCCGCCAGCCGTAGCCACAACGTAAGAGCTGTCGAGAAGGTCAAAAGACAACTCGCGTCTTGATGAGTATTTGGTGTGCGGCCTAAGTATTTCGGGACAGTTTTCATGATATCTCTTTGTCATATCGAAAAGCGCACGGGTGCTATCACTGTGGTGAGTTACAACCATCGCTTTTTTAGCTGGGTTCTGGGATACAGAGAAATAAAGGTAGCCACCAACCATAGTGGACAGCCCCTGCTGTCGGGCTTTCAAGATGATAATCCTGATTTTGCCTTCTTCAGCCATCTGTTTGTCGATGGCTTGCTGCAGTATCTTTTGGGCTGGGTTAAGCACCAGTGGTGCGACCTGACCTTCTTTGGTTCTGATTTTGAGAGCGGATTTTGCGTAGAATGGAAAGTTAGTGAGCAGTTTCTTGCGAACTGCTTTGAGCCTCTTGTCCATCTTCATCCTCTAGCAAACCAGACAAGAAATCCTCAGCCTTGCTGAGTGCCACTTCAGATTTTGAAGCTGGCTTCTGGCGGGTGAAGTCCAAAACAAGTCTGGCAGCTGCGACACGCTCTCGATTGTCACCTACCGTGCGCATTACTTCGACTGCTGTTTCCAGAGCGACTTTTGCGTACTCGTCTTCGATATCAAATTCTTTTGCCATGATTTCTACTGCCTTTTTGGCCTCAGCTTTCACTTTGGCTCTTATTGGTTCGATTGTTTCTTTGCTATATCCATCGGGAACACCACGTGGTCGCCCTGCATTTTTTCGGGGTTTTGTTGACCACTGACGCCTCAATGCACGGCCTTCTTCAGTCTGCATTAAGGTTGCAAAATAGTTATTTTTTGGTGCTTTTTGCGGGTGCTTTCCTTGGCCTTTTTTGCTGGGGCTTTTCGCCCGTGGCTTTGATGGCTTTGAACCCATTGATAGCTTCCTCGATTTTAGTAATTACGATTGCTCTTGTGTCCTTGCAGTGGATGCAAAATTGAACTGGTGGGACGCATCTTTTCATGTCGTCCAGCACCAGAACCTTTTCGCCATCTGTCAATGCAGACGCAGATAATCGCTCAACGCTTGTGAGAATACCCACAAGGTCGCTTGCTGATGTTTGCATCAGTTCTCTCCTTGATGTGTGTGTTTATGCTGCGCTGCTAAGTGAGCCAGAGCCTAAAGACAAGATGCCTTTGGTTTCTTCGTCATCACCCATACCGGCAAGAAGTGAAGTCATAACTCCAGCTCCTAACAATCCTGCGATTGAATGGAAGGTAATGAATTTGCCAACATCGCTGTTATTGACCAGCTGCCTCATTAACGCCGCAACCTCTGGGTTGAACGCTTTCATATGGCTTGGGGAAATCATGTAATGCGCCAATGCATCAGCTGATAATTCAGATGGTTTGTAGAGGTAGTCGATTTGGTCTTTCAGTTGAGGTAAAGCATATTCTAATTGAGATGGGTCTGCACCAGCTGCTTGCAACGCTGAAACGTGCGTTTGGATTATTTCTTGGAAATCCTGCTTCGACATATAGGCTATCTGCTTCATTGAAGGAACAGGTATTATCGAGGTAAAACTGCCTAGAGCTGTCTCCCAATCTTTCAAATTTCTTCCAACAACACGCCAAGATTGAGGGCGTCTGTCTCTGCTAATCTCTTCCATCTGGTCAAGAATATCTTCAGCTTCAGCTTTTTCTTGGTCAGTGAAGCTTTCCTTAAAGGCTGGGTTTAAAGCGTGTTTCAGTTTACTGACTGCACTTCTTACACCGCTCTGGCTCTCAATCGAATGCCCAAGCTCATGAAGAAATATTTCAAGCCAAGATGCCTCGCCACCATAAAGCTCATCTGGCTTCCTAATGCTAATTCTTCGGTCTTTTTTAGACGTTGTCATACTGTA